TACATCACCACGTCCCACTCGCCGTCATCGCGACCACGTGAGCGCTCCATGTTGGTCAGCTTGTCAGCGTACCAGTAAAGCGCACGCTTGATGGCCAAGAACTCCTCGGCGTCTAAGTTGAGCTCAAAGCGGTTAGTGTTGATTTTCATAAAAGCTCCTTAAAATAGGGCGTTAACACCCATTGTTGCGTATTAGTAATAATAGAGGGGACAGGATGTCGACAATCTTGTCCTTGCCTATATCAAGGACTTACCCTCTACATTCAAACTATTATATAGGAATATCAAATGACACAGATTCGCAATAGATCCCAATACGACAAAGAATACTATATTAAAAAACATGCCACAAAACAAGGCAGAATAAAACTCATGCTCGATAGAATTAAAACTCGAGCTAAAAAATTAGACATACCTTTTAACTTAACTTTAGATCATTTAATTAGTATTGCACCTGATAAATGTCCAGTATTTAACACTGACTTTAATTGGAATACCATGAACGGAACCCCAGTACCAACCTCACCATCTTTAGATAAGATAGATCCTGAGGGTGGTTATGTGATAGGCAACGTTCAATGGGTTTCCCTTTTAGCCAATGCGATGAAACAAAATGCAACGCCCCATCAAATTAAACAGTTTGCTGAATGGGCTTTACAACAACCGCGTCCACTGCCTTAATTGCTGTGACCTTGGCCACAGTAGTCACGTCGCAAAACTCGCGAACTAACTTAGGGTCAATGCTAGCGCGGTCATAGTGCTGCACCTCGGCAATGAAGTCTAAGCCTGAGTATTTGCCTACGCCGCGAGCGATGAGCTCTGCCTTGAGCTTGCGAGCTGTAGATTCGAGCTCTTGGATTTGCTGGTGAATTGTGCCCAGCTCGTCGATCATTTTTTCGTATACCATGGTGATTCTCCTTATTTTACGTGGATGAATTGAAAGTGGTCCTGCATGAATTTTGTATGCTGCGCTACTGCCTCTTTGTACGCGCTGTTTAATTCTTTGGCAATGTCGTCACCGCCAATCTCTTTGATCCAGCCAGTGCCAAACCATTCTTTGTAGCGTGGGTGCCAGTTGATGTCGATGACGTTCTCGCCCCAGCTGATTTCAAACGCCTTGCACCCCTGCTTGAGGTACTCTGCAATCGTGCGCATGATGACGGCCTTGGACGGCTTGCGGTTCTCGTAGTTGATGTTAATCACTGGAAATAATTCGCTCATGTTATTGCTCCTCGTTTAGTTTGATTCGGTCTTGTTCAAGGTGATTGTACCACCAGTAGATTGTATCACGCATTACTTATATTCACAATCGTAGCTGTCTAGGTCCTCCATCCACCATGCCATGGCCGTGCAGATATCGCTCCACTCTTCATCGTACTGGGGGTCTTGGCCCTCAGGTATGCAGTCCTCGCGATACGCCTCTAATGCTCTCCAAATGGCGCCAAATTGGCTGTTGCGGTCGTCTCTTGTTACGGGTTTAAATTTAGTCATCATAGTCCTCGTCTTCAAATTCAAAGGTAATTGTGCGGTTGCAATGTGGGCACTTCTCGATGTAAAGCCAGCCGTTGGAGCTGATTGCCTCAGTCCTAGCCCCGTCATAGGGGCAGGTGAACTGAGCGTCGGGGTCTGCAACAAATATCTCTGTCATTTTTTGCTTTCTCTTAGCACGCGCAGCTCCTCTTGGTACTGCTCCTTATTCTCCTCGTACTGGCGACGGGTCATGTACTCAATGCCCTCACCACTAAGCGTGAGCGGGTTAGGCCTAACCACGCCGATGATATCGTCGGGAGTCTCTACAGGCTTTTTGTACACAGGCTCCCATGGCACGTCAGGTGCAGTTGGTGGGTTGGACCAAGTGCGTGACACGTAGCGTGCCTCGTCGCGGGCCCTGCAGATTGCGTTAAGTGATCTCATTGTGTTACCTCCAGTTTGTATGGTTTGTCCCAGTCACCCACGTTCAGGTGATAGTAGTACGCGGTGTCAAAGTAGTCAACCATCGCGTCTGATTTGTCATAATAGTCTGCACTCTTAAGCGCGTCAAGTACCTCGCCAATCACGCGCTGTGGGCGGTGTGTGAAGTGCTCCTGATACCAGTACGGGTTCACTTGGATGTGGTTGCGTACGTGCAGGTCAAAGTCCTTGCCAGTGGTCTGCTTGAAGTTCTCAACAAAGTCCACTGGGCCGCTGCGCAGGGTGCAGGTGATGCTCATGTGATCTTGCACGCGCAGGCTGTACTTGATGCCCAGTGGTTTGAGCACCTTGTCGAGGTTAGCCTTGATGATCTTCTTTTTGTCTTGGTTCATGTATGCCATTATGCGTACTCCTGATTGTGTTCGTTGATAAATGCCTCAATGCGATCTGAGGCTGTGCGGTAGCCTGCGCCGTACTGGACGCGCAGGTCAAAGTCTTCGTATGGATTGTCGAACGGCTCGCTGTTCATGCCAGCGTGATAGCCCTCTGCGAAGGCCATCTTCTCTTGGTGTCTGTTGATCATGTTAGCTCCTTGAATAGGTAATCAATTAAAACTGGCTCGAGGTCATAGTATACACCGCCTAGGAAATAGTAGTCACGCCCCTTGTGCCTGAACTCCGGGGCGTGCAGTGCGGTGGTACCGTCGCGTTGGGTGAATGCCAGCTTGTCACCCACTGCCTTGGTCTGCACGCGTGTCATAGTTATTTGCCCTTCCACTTGTTCACGAACTTTTGGATCTTGATGTAGTCGGCCCGGGGCATCACGTAACCGACGTACTCATTCTCGCCCTCGTCCTCAAGGTCCAGCTCATGCTGGGCCCTGAAGACTAGGTGGTCGATCGTGCCGTCTAGGTCGTCGTCGTTAACGTGGCCCAGCCTGTCAAACTCGGCCAGCGCTTTGGCGTATTGCTTGTCCATGGTGTCGCTCCTTGGTTAGTCTACTAATGTGTATTTGCCGGCTTTAAAGTTGCCCTGGAATGTCCACTTGGTGCCCTTGCTGAAATACCCCGGCACTTCACCGGTCAGGCATTCGCCCTCGGTGTACGCGCAGTCAGGTGCCTCAGGAAACTGGGTGCAAGTACGCCAGTCTGTTGTGAAGTGCGCACGGGATGGCAGTGCGTTGTATAGGATCTTGAACGTGCCACCGTGGGCCTGCACGATGTCGCCTGCCTTGAGTTCGTGAACGTATTTCTGTGTCATGGTGTTAACTCCTGTGTGTTGGTTAGTAATCCCTCGAGCTCACTGCATGGCAATGGGCTCTGAGTATTACTATCTTGTCCGTCATACGCCGTGTTGGATAACGGCACCAGTTCTGCTGGCTCCCCCTCATAGATCGCGGTTGGGTTTGCGTACTGCACTGAGTGGATTAGCCACTGCACTTCCGATGACTCCATTATAGTCACAGGCCAAACATAAAAACAACCACTAATACGCATTTGCATTTCACAATGTGATAAAGATTGAAGTGCTCACTAACAAGACCGCAAACCCCCGTGGTTACTGGAATACTAGAGATCGCAGGGTAGGTGAGGGGTTAGTATCACCTGATAGCGATCGCGTCTCTATGGCCCGATTAGGGGCCTTGCTGGGGATCCGCTATCTGCCAATAGCGCCACCTCACGTCCACCCACCCCCTCACGCTCTCGCGCACGCGTACCACACAGCCACACCACCACTCCACCACCGCGCCCAGCTCACCACGCCACCACCGCGCCCGGCCCTAGCACAGTGCCACACTGGCGTCAAGCCCCTAGCTAATACCCATGATGGCAGTGTGGTTATTAGCTGGGCCAGCACGCTGGGGCCCGAGCCCACTCTGTCCCCATTACTAGCAGGCAGGGTGGGTGAGTGCCAGCGTGGGGCGCGAGGGGCTGTTCCACATTGTGGAATGGCATCTCACAATGTGGAATGGCCCTCCTTTTCGGCGCAGGGTCCCCTTTTCCAATATGCCATGCCGCCTAATCAGGTACCACCCACCCCGGGGCGGCGGCCCCAGGTCAAAACTCAAGTTTGTAAATTTTTTTTGTAAATTTTTGCTATATTTAAAATTGCTGCACTGCATCCTGGATATTTGCCACCCTTTGAAATGAAAGGGTGGCACGGTAACTCGTTGATTTAAAAGACTATTTACCCTACGATCCACAGTATCCACCCTTCTTTTTACTTTTTTTATTTTTTTTAAAAAAGTAAAAAAGATATAGAGGGTAATAGTCATTTAGACCCTGGATACTATGGATACTGTGGATAATGATTACTTTTAGTTATATAGAATTACAAACAATCAAGGACTTACAGCGTTTTTAACGTTTAGGCGGTTATAAAGAAATTTGCGTATTAGTAAAAGTAGATAGGGACAGTGTGTCGACAACATTGTCTTGGCCTAGATCCAAGACTTACCTATCAACTTCAAATAACTATCTAGGGGTATCAAATGAAGATTATTTATCTTTACACAACAAAAACATATAAAACCAAAAATTGGTACAAAATTGGCGAAACAACTACAGACCCAATAAAACGTATTCAACAACAAGATAACGCATCAAATCCAGAAGCATTGGAACTCATAGCTTCTTGGCAAACAGCTGAATGGGTTACAGACAAACAGGTTCATACTGAATTGTCAAAACTTGGATTTAATAAAATACGTGGAAATCGCGAATGGTTTGAATTATCTGAAATACCGGAAAACGATGTGGAAGCCGCTTTAATTGAAATAAAAGCTAATCCCAAAGAACGTGAAAATTTTTGTGTAAATGTGCCAGCTATAAATTTTTCTATTCCAGACGTAACAGAACTTTGGTGGTATAACGGCAATAAACCATAAAAGTGCGTATTAGTAAAGGTATGAACAAATACGTTTATCAAATCCAAGGCGCACTGGAAGACAACGGGCACAACCTGATTGGTTTGCGCGTACTGGTGTGCGATTTATACAATTTTGATTCGGTAGACGTTCCCATTGAAATTTTGGACAGAGAGACGGCTAAGTACTTAGCATTTCGTTTAAAGCTCACTGAAGACGCTTTAGTAATCCAAAATTTACCAAATGGGGTAATCAACAAGATAAGGCTGCTATTAGGCAAATACCTAGATAAGTGGGTATTGAAAAACTTTTATGGCGAATTACAAGGACGTAAAACATAAAAATTGCGTATTAGTAAAAGTATGAAAAGACTAAACGCAACTACAGGAAAACCATTTAATCGCGGAGACAATCGCGAAGATGGTTTTTTCTTTTTGGGTTACCAAACCCGAAAAAATAAACAAGGGTTCTTTTATGAATCTTGGGCAAGTCCCCAGCTTTGGAAAAATCAAACAGTTGGTAAAAGAAACACGTTTGAGAAACACATAAGCAGGTCTTATGCGCATATTAAATCCAGATCAAAAAAAGAAAATATCCCGTTTACCGTTTCTTTAGATTATCTGAAATCAATTGCCACTGATACATGTCCAGCTTTAAAAATAAAACTGTCTTGGTCTCAACCAGGTAAAACAGATAATAGCCCATCATTAGATAAAATTATCCCTGAATTGGGGTATGTTGAGGGTAATGTTATGTGGCTTTCAAATAAAGCCAATAGAATGAAAAATAACGCCACAAAAGGTGAATTGAAAAAATTTGCAGAATGGATACTGAATGGCCATATTGGCAACACAAAAGGTGTTAACCCTTGACTATTGGAAAATAGCGCAGGATATCAGACCGGGTGACATTGTATTTGACAGACTGGGCCGCAAGGTCCGGGTAAAGCTCGCCCAGCCCCTAGACAAACGCCCATGTTACCGGGTCACGTTCCTAGATGGAACCTCGGTCGCTGGAGATAAAGACCTCAAACTCCCCGTTGAAACGCCAAAGTACCGCAAAAGAGTTTGGGAATACAAGGGCAAATTCCAATTTCGCAGGCCGCTATCCAACTATTCCCTTGGAACGCTATCTGAAATCGAACTGACCAACAAGCACGGCAGGCTTATGTACAGCGTGCCAACCGCCGGACCGTTAGAATTACCACATAGAGACCTGCCAGTACCGCCGTTTGTGTTTGGATTGTGGTTTTTCTCTAAAAGAAAAGACGGAACTTTAAAAATTCCGGCGCAACACTTTGATTTTATTGTAGAAAAATTAAAAGACTACGGCTATTTACCAACATCTTGGCGTGATCCCATCAAAAAACGTCAAGTGTACAGCACAAAGCCAACGGTTCTGTCCCATCTGGCACCCAATGTGCCGTATAAAATACCGAACAATTATCTTTTAGCTAGCCCAGAGCAACGTCTGGGGCTTCTTAGTGGTATTATGTATGCAAAACCAAATCAATATAACCAAAAGTTAGATAGGTTTCGATTTAGTTCCAAACATTTACCAACAGTCAAGCAAATTCAATACCTTGCCGAGACGCTAGGTTGCAAAACCGTACTGGAAGGACGCAATCCATTATCAGGATATACGGTCTACATTAAAACAAAACTCAAATTGATGGAACATCAAACTTCTAAACCGATTAAAGTGCGGCAAAATTGGAGAATGATTACTAAAATTGAAAAAATCATACCGCAAGCGTGCGTTCACATCGAATTAGATGGCGACGATAGCACCATGTTGGTAGAAGAAGGATTTATTGCATGTCTTTAACAAAAGAAGAGCAACTTGAAATAAAAAAGTTTGCCGCAGAACGACAACACTGGCCCAAGCCCGAGCTTGATGCTGCTATCTGGCGCATCACTTGGGCTAAACAAGCATTGGCGCACCAAAGAGAACCCAAAGATGGAGAGTATGATACGTTTCTTATGCTTGCAGGCCGCGGCTCTGGTAAGACGCATACTGCTAGCCATTGGATTGGCATTCGTGCCTGGCGTTACCCCGGCACTCGCTGGCTTGTCACCGCCCCAACCTCTAATGATATCCGTGCAACTTGCTTCGAAGGAGACTCCGGTCTTCTTAATATCATACCCAAGAGCCTTATACGAGATTACAACAAGTCCCTCTTTGAGATTACCCTCATCAACGGATCAATCATTCAGGGGATTCCAGCCTCAGAGCCAGAACGTTACCGCGGTAAACAATATCACGGAGCTTGGTTTGACGAGCTCTGTGCATTCGACTATCTTGACGACGCATACGATGGCGTACAGTTCACCCTACGACTTAAAGATCCTAGAATACCCCGCGTCCAGCAGATCATCACCACCACCCCCAAGCCACGCGAGCTCATTGTCGACCTCGCCGAAGGTAAAGTCGGTGGCGACGTCTACATGGTCAACGCGTCCTCGTATGACAATCGGGAGAACCTCTCCGAGACATTTTTTAAACAGCTAGAAACGTATGATGGCACCGACATTGGTCGCCAAGAGATTTACGGTGAGATTCTGGACCCAGAGTCCGCTGGTATTATCAAACGTAAGCAGTTTAAAATGTGGCCGGCGGATAAACCAACACCAGAGCTAGAATACGTCTTAGCTTCATACGACCCAGCCACCTCAGAAAAAACCCACAACGACCCCACCGCATGCACTGTGTGGGGAATCTTTGAGCAAGAAGACGGCGGCACTTGTGCAATCTTGCTTGATGCTTGGGATAACCATCTTTCTTACCCAGAATTACGCCGCAAAGTAGTAAATGATTTTAAAGAAGTCGTTTATGGTGCAGATAATGAGTTTGCTAAAGGTAAAAAAGCAGACCTCATCCTCATGGAAGACAAATCGGCGGGTATTAGCCTTATCCAAGAGCTCAGGGGCGCGGGAGTGCCTGTACAAGGATACAACCCCGGTAGGGCGGACAAAGTCCAACGATTGAACATTATAGCGCCCCTTGTAGCTAAAGGAAAAGTGTTTATTCCTGAAGATCTAGTAAAGCGCGGTGACTTTGCTGATTGGGCCAAACGTTTTCTGCGCCAAGTTTGCTCATTCCCAGAAATGGGCGGCCACGATGACTATGTGGACTCCCTATCACAAGCGCTCCGAATCCTACGAGACGACGGTTGGCTGCAGCTAGACTATCTCCCAGCGCGGGATTATGACTATGCTGACGATGACTCCCGCAAACGTTTTGCCAACCCCTACGCCCAATAAGGGCGGATTAGGGTCAAATAGCGTATTAGTTAAAATAAGGGCATATTTCACGCCCACCAAATTCCAAATCAAATAATCTATGGCACAACCATCATTACCTATCCAAGCTGGCGGCAATTTGCCCAGTCTCGACCGCGAGGACGAGATTGCAGATGCAAAGCAGCAAGATGCTGAGATGGAAGAGTATGAAGACATACTTGGATTAGAACCTGATGAAGTAGAGCAAGAGCTGATAGAACTGGACGATGGTTCGGTTGTGGTTAACTACGTCGAAAAATCTAGCCCACTTAAAAACCCAGAGTTCTACGCAAACCTTGCAGAAGTGTTTGATGAGCAGACATTAAACTCATTAGCCATTGAATACCTCGACTATATCGATGTAGACAAAGAGGCTCGCAAGCAAAGAGACAAACAATATGAAGAAGGACTTCGTAGGACGGGCCTTGGTAAGGACGCTCCTGGTGGTGCTACTTTCGATGGTGCTTCTAAAGTTGTTCATCCCGTCATGGCCGAGGCTTGCGTTGACTTCGCAGCTTCCGCTGCCAAAGAGTTATTACCACCAGATGGCATCGTCAAATCCAACATCAAGGGCAACGACGATAAAACCAAAGAAGAAACAGCAGACCGAAAAGTCAACTTTCTTAACTGGCAATTAACCCAACAAATTCCAGAGTTCCGCGATGAGATGGAGCAACTGTTTACACAGTTACCCCTTGGCGGATCTCAGTACCTTAAGTGGATGTACGACGAAGAACAAGCTCGCCCAACATGCGAGTGGATTCCAATTGACAACATCATCCTACCTTACTCATCAACAAACTTCTACACCGCGCAACGTGTCACAGAGCAACAAGACATTACAGGCGACGAGTATTTAAAGCGTATTGATGCTGGCCTGTATCGTGACCTAGATAATTTAGATTACACGTCCGATGCTCCGATTAACGACATGACGCAATCGGAAAAAGCCAATAATAAGATTGAAGGTAAAGACTTACCTCAAAAGAATATTGATGAACTGCGTAGAATCTACGAAATCACTTGCTATATGCGACTGGACGATGATCCAGAAACAGAAGGTAAACGTGCACCGTATATCCTCACCATCGATGAGACAACAAGCAAAGTATTAGCACTATACCGCAACTGGGATGCAAATGATGAAAAACGCGAAAAACTGGACTGGATTGTTGAGTTCAAGTTCATCCCTTGGCGTGGTGCTTATGCTATTGGCCTCCCCCATCTTATTGGCGGCCTCTCTGCTGCTCTCACTGGTGCTTTACGTGCTCTGCTTGACGCTGCTCATATCAACAACAGCCAGACGTTACTTAAACTCAAAACTGGAAGAGTGTCTGGACAATCTGATCGAATTGAACCAACTCAAGTAGTCGAAGTAGAAGCTGGTGCTGGCGTAACTGACATTCGTCAGGTTGCGATGCCAATGCCATTTAACCCACCATCAAGCGTATTGTACGACTTGTTAGGTTGGTTAACTCAAGCAGCCAAAGGCGTTGTTACCACAGCTGAAGAGAAGATTGCTGACGCTAACAGCCAGATGCCTGTTGGTACAACCCAAGCTCTGATCGAGCAGGGTGCTAAAGTGTTCTCTAGCATTCATTCTCGCTTGCACCGCAGCCAAGAAAAATCACTGGCCATCATCTCCCGTATCAATCATTGGTACTTGCAAGAGATGGACAACTTGTCTGGCGAAGAAATTGAGGTACGTGACTTTGCGTACAACTCAGACGTTCGTCCCGTATCTGACCCCAACATTTTTTCTGAGACACAACGTCTTGCTCAGAATCAAGCCCTCCTACAAATGGCAGGCACCGCGCCTCCAGGAATGTTTGACATGCGTGCAGTTTATAAGCGCGTACTCAAGCAATTAAAAATTCCTGAGCTCGAAGAAGTACTGCCAAACCCACAAGGCGCCAACGAATCCAATCCGGCCTTAGAGAATGTCTCTATGACGATGGGACGACCCGCTGCCGCCTACCCCGACCAGGACCACATTGCACACCTTAAGATTCACTTAGAGTATGCAATG